ATGCTGATGATGCCGGTCGCCTACAAGCGCCAGTTCTCGGCCTTCCCGGGCATCGCCCAGCAGCGCCGCGACACGGGCAACAAGGCGGCGACCATCGTGGCCGCCGCGGACGTCTACGTCGGCGACTTCGGTCCGCTGTCCGCGGTGCCGAACCGCCAGTTCGTGGCCAACCGCGTGCTGATGATCGACCCCTCCATGGTGAAGCTCGCGTGGCTGCGCCCGATGCAGGTCGTGAAGCCGGCCCAGACCGGCGACGCCACCAAGCGGATGCTCCTCACGGAGTACACCCTGGAGGTCTCGAACGAGGCCGCCCACGGCACGATCGAGGACCTGACCTGATCCTCGGCTGACAGCCTGAGACGACCCTGAGCGGGGCGCCCTCACCGGCGCCCCGTTCGCTTTTCCGCACCCCTCGAACCCGGAGGCCAGCGTGGCCGATACCTCGAACCCGACCGCGGCCAAGCCGGCCGACAAGCCCGCCGCCGCCCCGGCGCCCACCGTCATCGTCCTGATGGAGCGCGATTACTGGCCGAAGGGCCCGCGCCCGGCCGACCTGCCGGAGGATCAGGAGTACCGCGTTCGCGCCGGCGAGAGCGCCGAGCTGGGCGTGGACGAGGCCATGGACGTCGTCGAGGCCGGCATCGGCCGCCGCGACCGCGCGAAGGTCGCCTGATGCAGTCCGCCGCGACCTCCGCCGTCGTGGCGGAATCCGACCTCGTGTTCGACGGCGACTGGTGCCTGATCGACCACGATCCGCTGACCGGTAAGCAGGTCTGGGCCCTCGACGAGGGCGGCAAGCTGCGCATCCGTGAGGTGATGCCGGTCGACGAGATCCTAGCTGAGAACGCCACGCTCCAGGTCGAGAACCTGAACCGGCCGTTCGGCGACATGGCGCTCGTCGCCCGCGTGCCGATGCACATCTGGTCGAACCGGCTGGCGCCGGCGATCGTGCAGCAGGATCGCGCTTACCTGTCGCGCTGGCTCAACGACAGCAACCACGCCCGCTTCCGCACCCGCGCGGGCCGGATCTGATCCGATGGCCGGCTTCGACAATCTCGACGACCTCACCGGCACGCTCGAAGACTACCTGGAGCGTGCCGATCTGCGGTCCCGGATCCCGACGTTCATCCGTCTGGCCGAGGTCCGTCTCGATCGGCGGCTGAACCTCGCGGACAACGAGACGGCCCTGTCGCTGGCGCTCGTAGATGGCGCCGCGCCCCTCCCGGACGATTACCGGGCGTGGCGTTCGCTCACCGGCCCCTGTGGCGAGCGGCTGGACTACATGCCGCCCCACGCCTCCGCGTCGCTCTTCCGTGACCCGCTACTGCCCTACGGCGGGACCGGCTTCGCGGCGGGCGTGTTCACGATCCTCGGGTCGATCCCGCTGGACGATGTGCCGGACTCCACCGACGCGTGGCAGTTCGGGCTCGACAACGCCTTCCTCCGCGTGCGGCCGGCCTCGTTCGGCTCGGTGAACCTCGTCTACCGGCAGGGCATCCCGCCGCTCAGCGACCGCCGGCCGTCGAACTGGCTGCTGGCCAAGAACCCCGACCTCTACCTCTACGCCGCCCTGCTGGAGGCCGAGCCGTTCCTGCGCAACGACACGCGCATGGTGACGTGGCGGGCCATGCTGGAGGCCGGCATTTCGGACCTGAAGGACCTCGACCGCGACGCGCGCTGGGGCCGGTCCCGGATGCGCAGCACCGAGCCGACCCCCTGAGGCGCTGATGGCCGCACCGATCACCGATCTGGCGAGCCTCCAGGCCGCCGTGCTGGACTACATCGCCCGCCCCGACCTCGTGGACGCGGTGCCGGGCTTCATCGCGTTGGCCGAGAGCCACTTCAACGCGATCCTGCGCGCGCGCGAGATGGAGGCGGAGGTGAGCGGCGGCACCGCCGCGACGCCTGTCGCCGCGATGGACCTTCCCACCGACTTCATCGAGTGGCTGGCCGTGTCGTGGGTCGGCTCCGGACGCACGGCGCGCCCGACCTTCGCCGAGGCCGACAGCCCCGAGGCGCGCTTCCGGCACCGTCCCGGCGGCGACCCGCAGTACTTCACGATCCGCGCCGGCAAGGTGCGCATGGTGCCGGAGAAGCCCGGCGTGGTGACGCTGGCCTATTACGCCGCGATCCCGCCGCTGACCTCCGACGCGCCGAAGAACTGGCTGCTGGCCAAGGCGCCGGACGCCTACCTCTACGCCGTCCTGGCGGAGGCCTACCTGTTCCAGAAGGATCCGGCCGCGGTCCAGGCGCACACCGGCCTGATGCTCCAGGTCCTGGCCGCGCTCGGCATCAAGGCCGACACGGCGAAGGTGGCCAAGCGCACCGGCCGCCCGGCCGAGCTCCAGGCCTCGACGCAGGCCGTGGCGCGGCCCGAGTAGCATGGACCCGATCAAGCTGGCGCCGTTCGCGCCCGACACGGCCTCCGTCGACGCATCGGTCTCGGCGGTCGCCACCAACGTGGTGCCGCGCTCCGACGGGTACGGCCCGGTTCTGGCGCCGGTGCCGCTGTCGCTCGCCCTGCCGGCGGAGTGCCGCGGCGCGATCGCGGTGTTCTCCCCGACCTACAACTTCCCGATCTACGTCGCGGGTACCTCGAAGGGACTGTTCGTCTACCGGACGACGGATCAGGCGTGGCACGAGGTGACGAACCCGAACACGCCCTACAGCGTGCCGCCCGGGGACTACTGGTCCTTCGCGGTCTACGGCACCCTGCTGCTCGCCTGCTCGGCCGGCACCCCGGTGCAGAAGGCGACCATCGACGTCGTCCAGGCCGGCACACAGCCGTTCACGGATCTCCTCGGCAACCCGCCCCGGGCCCGGCATATGGGCGTCGTCGGCGACTTCCTCGTGCTCGCCGGCCTGCCGGACAAGCCGCAGTCGGTCCGCTGGTCGGACAGCGGTGACATCGAGCAGTGGGGCCTCGGCCTCGACGGTCACGAGGCCGACGAGCAGCAGCTCCCCGACGGCGGCGCCGTGACCGGCTTCGCGGGCGGCGAGTACGGCGTGATCTTCCAGGAGCGGGCGATCCGGCGCATGACGCTGAGCCCGGATTCCGGCAACATCTTCGACTGCTCCGTCCTCGAGGAGAACCGCGGCGCGGTGGCGCCCTGGTGCATCGCCAAGGTCGGGCCGCGCATCTTCTTCCTCGACCGGGACGGCTTCTATGCCCTCGTGATCGGCGGCGGCCCCTCGCAGCCGATCGGCGCCGAGCGCGTGAACCGGTTCTTCCAGGGGCGGGTCGATCCGGAGCGGGTCGGCATGACGGTGGCGTTCCGCGACCCGACCGGTGAGCGGATCCTGTTCGCCTACCGGCTCGCCGGCACCGACGCCGCGGACCCGTCGCTCCTGGGCGAGGCGCTGCTGTACGACTGGCTGCTCGACCGCTGGTCGTTCCTCAACACCCCGATCCGCTTCGGTATGTCGGCGGCCACGCCGGACACCTCGGTCGACAGCATCGAAGGGTCGATCGACGATCCGGTCCAGCCCTCGCTCGACGACCCGATGTACCAGGGCGGCGCGACGCTGCTCGCGGTGATGACGACCGACAACCGGCTGGCGGTGCTCGATGGCGCCCCGCTGGAGGCGGTGGTGCAGACCCCCGACGCCATGCTGGCGCGGCCGAACCGGGCCTTCCTGCGTGGGGCACGGATGCCGATGACTGGCGCGTGGCCATCGGCGTCCGGGAGAGCCTCGCCGCCTCCGCGCCGGTGCGCTGGCTGCCGGAGACCGCCCCGACCGTGGAGCGGATCGCGCCGACCCGCGCGTCGGGCCGCTATCACCGCGCCCGGGTGCGGATCCCGGCCGGCACGACCTGGTCCTACGTCTCGGCGATCGAGCCGGACGCGACGGCGGAGGGCTCGCGATGAACGTCCCCGGCCGGAACGAGAAGGACCTGTCGCTCTTCAGCCGCGCGATTGACGACCTCGCGCGCGGCGCCACCAACGCGATCGCGTCGAGCACCTTCACCCTGGCCAACGGCGTCTCGCGCACCGTCGTGCCCTGCGAGAACTGTGGCCCGGGCGCCCTGCCGCGCTGGGTGCCGATCACGGAATCCGCGTCGAAGGCGCAGCTCTGGCTCGTCTCGGCCGACCGCCGCAGCTTCACCGTGGGGCACGATCTGAACTCGGCCACGGACCGCACCTTCCGCTTCGAGATGCGCCGGGCCTGATGCGCCTCCAGCCCCTGTTGATGCCGCTCGCGCCTGACCTCGCCGAGCACGTCGAGGCATGCCTGGGCGCCGCCTGCGCCCTGCCCCGCTGCGACCTGACCGTGCCTAGCCTGCTCGCGGCCTGCGCGGCCGGGCAGGCGCAGCTCGTCGGGATCTTCGAGGGCGATCGGTTCGTAGCGGCGGGCGTGACGCAGGTCCGCCAGCACCGCGGCGGCCGGCTGTCCTGTTGGGTGCTGTCGCTCGGTGGCCGCGCGGCCGGCCCGTGGGGCACCGTCATCGCGGCCGTCGAGCGCGGCGCGGCCCGGCTCGGCTGCACCACCGTCGAGTTCGTCGGCCGCCGCGGCTGGGCCCGCGTGCTGCCGGACTACACCGCCGCGCCCTGTGAGCTCGGCCACCACTTCACCAAGCGCATCGGGGCCTGACATGGGCGGCGGTACCAAGACCCAGACCACGGTCCAGCAGCAGAACAACGACCCGTGGGCGCCGGCACAGCCCGCGCTCCAGGGCGTGCTCTCCGGTGCGACCGCGGCGTACAACTCGGGCGTCGGCTCGCAGGTCTACGGCGGCCAGCGCTATGCCGGCCTCGGGGATGTCTCGCTCGATGCGCTGAACAGCATCGCCGGCAGCGCCAGCGCGGGCCAGGGCGCGGCCAAGGCCGGCGACAGCTACCTGACTGGCCTACTCCAGAACGGCGGCACGACCTCCGGCATCCAGTCCGCGCTCTCCGGCCTCGACAGCATCGGGAAGATCGACACGTCCCGGGTTTCGTCGCTCGCCGACCAGATGGCCGACCCGAACAACCTCGCCTACTCGACGGCGCGGGCGCTCACCCGGGGCGACTATAACCTCTCGACCGACGGCTACACCGGCCTGCTCAACAGCCTGTCCGGCCAGACGCAGACGGAGAAGTCGCTGCAGGATGCCGCCGACGGCAAGTTCCTGGGCGGGGCGAACCCGTACCTCGACGCGGTGATCGGCCGGAGCCAGGGCGAGGCGGCATCGCAGATCGCGCAGCGTATGGGCGCGGCGGGCCGCAGCGGCTCGGGCCGCTACGCGGCGACGATCGCCGACACCCTCGGCGGGATCGCCACGCAGGCGCGGTACACGGACTACGATAACGAGCGCACCCGACAGGCGCAGGCGGCCACGGCGATCGACAGCTCGCGCAACGCCCGGACCAGCCTCCAGCAGGGGCTCTACGGGTCGATCAATAACGCCGAGCAGGTCAACGCCGGCCTCGCGCTATCCGGGGCCGGGCTCTACAACGACACGAACACGACGGCGCTCGGCGGCGCGACCGCACTGGCCGGTCTGGATAACCAGAACATCCAGAACGAGATGTCGAAGTCGAGCCTGAAGCTGTCCGCAGCGCAGGCGGACAGGGCCGCGGCGCTCCAGGGCCTCGGCATGGTCGGGACGAACATCGACAACCTCCAGCGCCCGGGACTGACCCTGGCCGGTGTCGGTGCCGCCCTCGATGCCGACCGCCAGCAGCAGCTCGACACTGCCCAGCAGGTCTTCGACGAGCAGCAGGCGTCGCCCTGGAAGCAGCTCGGCCTCTACTCGGGCCTGGTCAACCCGATCGCGGGTCTCGGCTCGCAGACCAGCGGCACGACCGTCCAGAAGATCCCGCAGCCGGGCGTGCTGCAGTCGCTGTTCGGCGCCGGCCTCGCCAGCGCGAACGTCGCGTCGAAGTTCATGGGCAAGTAGGAGCGAGCCGTGGCCGCAGGCATTATCCCGTTCGGCGCCCTACCGCAGTTCGCCGGCCTTTCGCCGGACGATCTCGCCCGCGTCGCTCGTTCGCAGCAGCCGACCGTCCCCTCTCCAGTAGATGGGCTGTTGTTCGACCGGTCCGGCCTGGGCGGCCAGGGTGGCTTCTCCGGGACGTCGGGAACCATCGTGCCGCCGGCTGCCACCGCCCAGCCGGAGCCCGAGACCGGCGCGCCCGCCGCGCGCGCCATGCCGACGCCCCCGGTTCGCCCGCTGACTTTTGGCAGGCTGCCGACTGCGGCTCCCGCGGCGCCGGATACCCCTGTGGCCCCGGTGGCCCCTGCGTCCCCGGCGACGACTGGAACCGCTCCGGCCGCTTCGTCCAGCACAGCATCAGCCGCAGCACCGTCCGCCGCGGATCCCTCGTTCCTCGACAGGATCGGCGACGGCCTGCGCAACCTCAACTCCAATGGCGGCGGCGATCTGCTGATGTCGATCGGCATGGGGCTGATGTCGACGCCGGGCTGGGGGCGTGGCGTCGCTGCCGGGCTGAAGAACTACCAGGATAACGAGGGGAAGCGCGCCGCTTCCGACCTCGCCAGAGCCGAGTTCGGCCTGAAGGTCCGGAAGGATGCGCAGGAGCAGCGCCAACTCTCCGGGAACGCCCAGTACGTTGCGAGCAAGATCCCCGGCATCAGCCCGGAGCAGGCGCTCACCCTAGGCGGCAACAGCGCCTTCATGAACGAGCTGTTCAAGGGCGTGCTGCCGCCGACGGAGCTGTACAAGCAGTACACCGACGCTGACGGCAACCGGTGGAACCGGAACGAGCGGACTGGCCAGGAAACCATCGCGCTCAAGAAGGACGACGACAAGACCGTGACCCCGGTCCCCGAGGCCGACCGGGTGGCGCTTGGCCTGCCTGCGGGCTCCTACCAGAAGGACGCCAACGGCAAGATCAGCCCCATCAACGCGACCGGCACCACGATCAACATGGGCGCCGAGAAGGCGCAGGACGCGACCGTGGGCAAGGCGTACGGCGACTATCAGGTCGACCTAGCCACCAAGGGCCGGAACGCCGGCAACACCCTCAACAGCCTCGCGCTGATGGAGCAGGCGGCCCGCAACCCGAACTTCTACTCCGGCACGGGCGCGGAGACGGTGAAGCGGGCCAATCAGTTCCTCGTCGCCATGGGCGTGAAGGACGCGAACTACACCAAGCCCACCGAGGTATTCGACGCCCTCTCCAACAAGGTCGTGCTCGACGGTCTCGGCGGCTCGCTCGGCCCGGGCATCTCGAACACCGACCGCGACTATATCGGCCGCACCGCGCCGACGCTGGCCCAGAGCCAGGCCGGCAACCTCGAACTCATCGCGATCGCCCGCTCTCTCGCGCAGCGGCAGCAGGCGGTGTCGAAGCTGGCCCGGGACTATGCCGCGAACAACGGCGGTCGCCTGGATTCCGGCTTCGATCAGAAGCTTGAGGAGTATGCCGGCGCCAACCCGCTGTTCCCGGCGGCGCAGGCCGCGGCGACGCAGCGGTCCGACGGCGCCACCGGCGCGAGTGGGCCCGGCGGCATCGCGGCCCCGCGCTCCCAGGCCGATTTCGATGCCCTGCCGAAGGGGGCGATGTACGTCGACCCCTCCGATGGCCGCCGCTACCGGAAGAACTGATCCATGGCCGGACCCCGCTTCAGCGGCACCCTCGTCGAGGACGATGCGGCACCGGCTCCGGCCGGCCCGCGGTTCTCGGGCACGCTCGTCGAGGACGATGCGCCCGCGTCGGCAGAGGGCGGCCGCGCGCACGGTGCCCTCAACGCCTTCGCCCGCGGCGTCGTGAACGGTCTGCCCATCGTCGGCCCGTACGCACTGGCCGGGATCGATCGCGCCGACGCGGCGGTGCG